ATACTAAAAAGGATAAGTTTCAGAAGCCGGAAGTCGCAGAAGTTGCTGCCTATTGCCTTGAAAGGCAGAATAAGATCAATCCACAGGCATTTATTGATTACTATACTTCTAACGGGTGGAGGGTCGGGAAAAACCCAATGAGGGATTGGCGGGCGGCTGTCAGGACATGGGAAAAGAATAATTTTGAAGGGAGCAACAAAAATGGAACAGGTAAGCGAAGCTATCAGCAAAATACAGGCAGGGAGTTACCGCCCGACATCGCCGAGTCAGTCGATGCCACAACAAGAGAGTGGCTTGAAAAAAAGCGGCTTGCTGCCGCTAATCAGGACGGAAAAAACACCCGATGATATAATATTTGGCTACTTCGACAATGCTGATCTGGAAGCCATGACCAAGTTTTTATCTGACCGGCAGAAATCAGAAGCGGAGTGGGAAACTTTCCGGCGCAAAATACCGGATGATTTATTGTCCAAGTGGCGGCAGATACTCAACGAGTGCTGGCGTAACGGCTTTTGCGGTCCGAGCGTCAGGAATAATCAAATTGTGTGGAAGCAAATCAAAGCACTGCCCGACAAGAGTGATGCGATTGACGAATGTTCGCTCTGCACAAACACATTTAAGGCCGGAACATGCAGGGGGCGCGGCAAGCTAAAAATGCAGTCCGGTGAATTTAAGAACTTTTTTAAGCCGTGTTGGGAGAAATAATGAAACTCTGCCCCATGTGTAAAACCTGGTTTGAACCAGACAAAAAAGCACAAAGCTGGCAGATTTACTGTAAGACAAAAACGCCATCATGCGGCAGGGTGGCGGCGCAGCAGGTAAGGAAGCGATACGCGGCTGCGGCAAAGTTAAGGCCAAAGAAGCCGCCGAAGAAACCAAACGCAAAATGCCCATGCTGCGGGACATTATCTTATCGGAAAAAATACGGCAAGGACATGACTTACCATTACTGTAAATCATGCCAGCAAAATCTATTTGTGCAGCAGAATATCGGCAATCCAGGACAGGAGATGTATGCGTCATGGTGAAGAAGCTCCTGCATAAATCGCCATTGTTTATTTACGCCTCTTATGCCCGGTTATGCCGCTATGCCGAGGGCGTGACGATCATGTGTGCGTTGTTATTTGTAATCCTAATTGTGATTATTTATGTGTGGGCAGTGGTGCGATGAGATTCCTGCTTTTAACTTTTTTATTCTGCTCCGTCGCTGTCGTCGGGCAGGCAATCGAGGATAAGATAAATGCCAAGAGAACTTACCCATATAGATTTATTTTCGGGCATCGGTGGCTTTGCGCTAGCCGCAAAATGGGCGGGAATTAAGACAGTTCAGTTTGTGGAAATAGATAAGTTCTGCCAACAGGTTTTAAATAAAATTTTTCCGGGAGTGCCAATACATGACGACATCAAGACTTTTACCAACGCCCGATGCGAGCGACAGAAGAAGCGAAAAGAGCAAGCAGAAGGGATTGAGCAACTTAATCAAAAGCCATTCCTCATCACAGGCGGCTTCCCTTGCCAACCATTTTCTTGCGCTGGGAAGCGAAAAGGAACGGAAGATGACCGCCACCTCTGGCCGGAAATGCTCCGAGTTATTAAAGAGTTCAAGCCCACTTGGATTATCGGTGAAAATGTTGCTGGAATCCGAAGCATGGAACTCTGCAATAGTGAGTCTGCGATGGAAGGCCATTCCGATATTCAAGAGGACGGAGAAAACGATTACACAACTGTCATGGACGGAATCTGCAACGACCTTGAAGCAATCGGGTATGAAGTTCAGCCGATTATTATTCCAGCTTGCGCCGTCGGTGCGCCACACCGCAGGGATAGAATCTTTTTTATTGCGAACGCCAGACACAATAGCGGGCGGAGAAGCATCAAGAGAGATGCTAGAACACCTTGCGAACAACAAACTGAAGCGACCATCGGGGATGCACCATTCATTACGGTTACAAGACCAAATCCGACACAGGGGGTTATTGCCCACGATAACGGGTCAGGAAACGGAACATCCGCAAGCAGAACTGACGGAAACAGGAAGAAGAAAGACAAAAGACAAAAAGAACTCACACAGTTTGAATATAGCAGACAGGGTAGCCATGTTGCTGACACCGGATACTCCACGACCACACGACAGCGACAATACCGCCGGAAAATACTACCCGAACAAGAAACAGGCAGATATTGCAAAAGCCCTGCATGGAGCGAACACTGGCTTACGGTTGCAACCCGCCTTTGTCGAATGGATGATGGGCTATCCGAAGAATTATACAAACTTGAAACTTCCGACAGAGTGGCAAGATTAAGGGCGTTGGGAAATGCTATTGTGCCACAGATAGCTTATGAAATTATGTTATCAATTTTAGAGGTGAGTGAATGACGAGAACGGAACTGGACGGAAACAGATTGCACGAAGTTTTACACTGATCGTGATTTTTTATGTGTGGGTTGTGTTGCGATGAAGAATAAAGATCTGATACCCTTAAAAGAGCTGGTGGAATACCTCGTGCGTGGGCATCAAGTAAAAGTGCGTTGGACTCTACGAATAATGAGCGTTGAGATTATCGTGTTGGCTGTTGTGGTTATTTTAATTTTAATAAAGGTGCTTCTGCGATGACATTCCTGTTTTTAATATTATTATTCTGCTCCGTCGCCGTTGTGGGGCAGGCAATCGAGGATAAGATAAATGCCAAAAGACAAAAAAGAGAAGCCGAAGCCGATGACGATAATAGCGCAGGCGACAGGATTCAAGAATCTGAAAATAGAGGGCGGATGGCGCCTGCAGCTAGACCTATTCGAATCCAGACTGACGGACATCCTAACCATCGCGGCACTCGTCAACGGAAGAAGAAGTCTAAAAATTACAATCGAGGAAGGAGAAGATGACAATTACATCAAAACCGGCGACTGAAAAATATCGCCGCAATTATGACAAAATTTTTAAGAAGAAAGGAGCGGGCAATGATAGCAAGTTTAGACTGGGGAGCAGTGAGAGGGCAGATATGCCACTGGGTGATAAAGAACATCGGAGATGTGATCGGTCGTCCGTATTATGTCGATCCGGCGAGCGACATAATTGTTGGCATCGACGATCCGCGCATCCTGCGGACGATCAACGTCCAGGCCAATGATCCCACGCCGCCTAATGCGGTGCGGCTGGCCCCGACGACCGGGATGATCTTCGTGCCGCCGGTGTCCCGAATGAAAGTGATGTATTTTGGAGGCGGGGACAATATCTGCGCGTTTGGTGTTGTTGAGGACAAGGCGATCATCGATGCGTATATCAGCGCAACCACCGGGCTGGTGATGGCGGGCGCGAAAGGATTAAAGAAATGAGTATCAAAATAAGCTGTAATATCGAGAATGTGCTGCGCGAGTTACCGGGGAAGTTTAACATCATGGTGACAGAAGCAAAGGGCGAACGTTTGGTGTGGCTGCTGATCGGCAAGCAAGAGAAAAAAAGAAAGAATGTGAAGAGTGGGGCTAAAGATTAAAAATGCGCGGAGTTGCAATCGGCAGAACTGAAATTATTGACCTGTGCAATAAGCTGTTCGGCATTACGTCGTGGGATTCCGTTCGGAGATGGCGGCGGGATTATAAGCTCCCGATCCGCTATTTTCCGAATGGGAAGCCCTATCTCATCGAATCAGAAGCAGACAAGTTTGCGATAAAATATAGTGAACAACATAAAAAAAACAACGTAAATCAATAACACCCCTTTACCACCCCTTTGCCAACTTACATTTTTTAAATCAATAAAATAGAATTATCGCAAATGCGAAGCGAAGCACATCACAAAGCATGTGAGGAAGCCGCTGAATTTGCGCGGCAGTTTGTCTTGAGAGAAGCGGAGAAGGCCGATCTCACTTTACAGAAAGTCCTCAAGGGTATTGTTGAGGACATGGACGCGGAAGAAGAAAAGGTTTTCTACGACAAAGACCGCGGCAGGTGCGTTCTTGGCCCGAAACAAAGAGCTCACGGTGCGAGAGCAAAGGCGCGTGATCAGGCAATTTCTATCCTGGGAATCAAGGCGCCGGAGAAAATAGAGGCGAGCGGCAGCGTTAATTTGGATCATGAACTGACTCCGGCATTACAGGAAGTCTTTGATAAGATTTACGGCAGGGGCAAAGTTGACCAGAAACGAAAGCCACGAAAGTTATAGGCGATTCGCGGACGCGGCGAAGACTCCGGAAGAAAAGCGCAAGGCGGGCAGGGCGTTATGCCTCAATGATTTATTCTTCCTGCTTGTTTATGTTTTAGGGCGCGAGGACTGCGACCGTGACTGGATATATGAACGTGTCCGGGAAGTGGAAGTCAATCCGGATGAGCACATCGACCTCTGGGCCCGTGAGCACTACAAATCAACAATCATCACGTTTGCAAAAACAATCCAGGACATCTTAATTGATCCCGAAGTTACCGTCGGGATTTTTTCTCATACGCGGCCCATCGCCAAAGGATTTCTGCGGCAGATAAAGCGCGAGCTCGAATCAAACAAAAAGCTATATAATTTCTTTCCGGATATTCTCTGGGATTCTGCCAGCAAGGAATCGCCCAAGTGGAGCGAAGACGATGGCATCATCGTGAAGCGCAAGAGCAATCCGGCTGCTGCCACCGTGGAGGCGTGGGGACTCGTCGATGGCCAGCCGGTGTCAAAGCATTTTTCATTGTGTGTTTATGACGACGTGGTGACAAAGGAATCCGTGACGACTCCGGAAATGATCGCCAAAGTCAATCAGGCGTGGGAGCTCTCTCTCAACCTGGGCGTGGATGGCGGACGCAGACGATATATCGGCACGCGTTATCACTACAACGATACTTACCGTCTGATCATAGACCGGAAGGCCGCAACGCCGAGAGTCCACGCGGCGACTAAAGACGGCAAGGTCAGAGGCAAACCTGTTCTGCTGCATCCGGACGATCTGGCAAAGAAACGCCGGGACATGGGGCCGTATGTGTTTGCCTGTCAGATGTTGCTCGATCCGAAAGCCGACGAGGTGCAGGGATTCAAACAGGAATGGCTCAAGTTCTGGCCGTGCAATTATTTCCACAATTTCAACAAAATCATTCTATGCGACCCGGCAAGCGCGAAGAAGAAGGGCAGTGACTATACCGTCATCATCGTCCTGGGTCTGGGCGAGGATCAGAATTATTACATGATCGACATGGTGCGTGACCGTTTGTCACTGACCGAAAGAGCAAACATTCTCTTTAAGCTGCACAATGAATTTAGGCCGCAGTTTGTCGGATATGAGAAATACGGCAAAGACAGCGACATCGAGCACTACGAGGACCGCATGAAGCGTGACAATTACCGTTTCAGTATTACGCCGTTTGGCGGCAAGGTGAAGAAGGAAGACCGTATCAGATCGCTGATTCCGCTGTTTGAGGCCGGGCGCATCTATATTCCGGACAGATTAATCAGGCAGAATTACCAGGGCGTGACCGAAGACCTGACACAGACATTCATCAACGAGGAATATCTGGCGTTTCCGGTTGCGGCCCATGACGACATGCTGGACTGCCTGGCGCGGATAACCGATCCGGAATGTTACAAGGTATTTCCGAGCAGGGGCATGCCTGCGACGCCGCACATGCAGCGCGTGGATTACGATCCGTTCTCTTACGCTTACGGACGCAATCAGCGGCAGCAGACGGACTATGACATTTTCGAAAGGAGATAACGATTATGAGTAACATGATTGGAGGATTTATTCAGGCGTTAATTCACGGCGGGCCGAAGAAGATAAGGCCGCCAGAGCCATTTAAACCACCGCCGCCGCCGCCGCCGGAAAAAAAGATTGAAGCTCCGTCCGGGGCGCCGACGGAGGAATCCAACGCATTTAAGGCGGACGAGCAAAGACGGATGCTCGGCGGTTTGCCGAAACCGATTCAGACGAAATACGCGGGAGATGAAACAGACCCGACGAAGCCGAAGACGAAAAAGGCGAAACTGCTCGGCGGCGGAGTGGGCCAACAGACATCAGGAGTTTAAAACATGGCAGACCACAAGCCCGAAAAGATAGTTGAGATATACGACCTGCTTGACCAGGACAAGAGCACGCTCAAGAGCCACCTGCAGGAAATTGCTGATTATATGATTCCGCGTCGTCAGGGCGTGACGACAACGCTCACGGCCGGCGGCAAGCGGATGTCGAAGATATACGACGGCACGGCTATCAGGGCGCTGCGGGTTTTTGCCAATGGTTTGTATGGCCACCTGACTTCTCCGGCTTATCCGTGGTTTGAGCTCACGACCAAAGACCGCGAACTGGGGAATGTCCCGGCTGTGAAATTCTGGCTGGCCGACACGACCGAAAAGCTGCGAAGCGCGATTAATACGAGCAACGCGCCGCTTGCCCTGCATGAAGTTTATACCGATCTTGGCTGGGCGGGGACGGGTTGCCTGTATATCGAGCCGGGGAAAAAATACAAACTGAATTTCATGTCATTCGGCATATCGCAGACCTGTATCATGGAAGATGCCAATGGCGTGGTGGACACTGTTTATCGCCTTACGCGCATGACTGCCCGGCAGTGTGTTCAGTATTGGGGTGACAAATGCTCGCCAAAGATACAGAAGGCGCTAGAGCAGGGCAAGCACAACGAGAAGTTTGAAATCATCCACGCCGTTTATCCGAGGGACGATTACGACTGGACGAAGCGCGATGCCAAAAATATGCCCTGGGTGTCGCAGTGGGTGGAGAAGGACACAAAGAACGAACTATCGCGCGGTGGCTATGCTGAATTTCCTTACTGTGTGCCCCGGTGGGAAAAAGACAATGATGAAACGTATGGGCGGAGCTGCGGCATGGACGCGCTCCCGGACACAAAGATGTTAAATCAGATGTGCTACGACGACATCCGGGCGATACAGAAACGGATAGACCCGCCGATTACCGCGTCCACGGAAGCGGGACTGTCCACGACGAGAACGAGCGCGGGCAGCATCATATTCCACAAAAAAGGAGAGAAGCCGGAGCCGATGCTTTTGGGCGGCGACATCCGGCTGGCGTTTGAAGCAGAAGAACAGAAGCGGCAGCAGATACAGCAGGCGTTTTATGTTGACCTGTTCCTGCTGCTTGCCCAGGCGAAAGATCCGAACAGGACGGCGACGGAAGTCAGGGAGCTCATCGAAGAAAAAATGACACTGCTTGGCCCGGCGTTGAGCCGGCTGCAGACCGAGCTCTTTGACCCGATGCTGGGGAGATGTTTCAGCATCCTGTTGAAGAACGGAGAATTTCTCCCGCCGCCAGAAGAACTTGCCGGACAGAGTCTGGAGATTGAATACATCGGACGGCTAGCGCTGGCCATGAAAGAAACAGAAACGAGGGCGGCGATGAGCACGCTGTCGGCAGTAGGTGGTTTATCGCAGTTTGCGCCGGAAGTGATGGATAACTTTGACACGGACGAGATTGCTGTCGGCACGGCGCAGCGTAAAGGCATGCCGGTGAAATATATCAGGGCGCCACAGGTCAGAGATGAAATCAGGCAGCGCAGAGCTGAACAGATGGCACAGCAACGGCAGGCAGAGGAACTGCTGGAAGCTGGCAAAGTAATGCCGGGGCTGACAAAGGCACCGGAACAGGGCAGTCCC